GTTGAGGAAGGGTCTTTTGAATTAGATGTTGGAGACGCCGTAATTTATAGGGGTTGTGATGTTTTGCACTGGCGAAATAAATGTGTGGCTAGTGAAGATTATTTTTTATCTCAAATGTTTATGCACTTTGTAGATAAAAACGGGCCTCACACGGAATACATCTTTGACAAGATACCGGCTAGGCAGTTTGTGCTATCTAAATGTATGGACTTACAACATTAAGTATGGAACTTACAGGACAAATAGTTTTTGATGTAATTATCCTGATTGGTGGCTTCTTGGCAGCGTGGGCATACAACCGTGTCTACACGTTGCTCGACAGGCTTGACTCGGAGATGAAACAAATTTCTGAAAAGTATGTTGCCAAAGATGACTACCGTGAAGACATCCGCGAAATAAAAGACCTGCTGGGTGCGATCTTTAAGCGACTAGATAACAAGGCTGATAAATGAAACTTGATCCTGTGCTTTTAAATATGGCCTGCTCTTGGGCGATGAAGGCTTACAACGATAGCAATGATGAGGCTATCAAAATAGAAAGCCGATGGACATCTACTACAGTATATATAGCAAAACGCAAGTCCATAGACATCATAGCTTTCCGAGGCACAGAGCAAAAGATGGATGTGCTTACTGACATTAACGTCATACCGCTGCCATATGCAGGGAGGCTGTGCCACGGTGGATTCACTCTAGCGCACAAGTCTGTATGGAGAGAGGTTAAAGAACACATAGACCCTAAGAAACGCACCTTGATTTGTGGTCATAGTCTTGGCGGTGCGTTGGCAGAATTGTCGGCCTCGATGTTGAACGGCAAACACGACAACATAAACTTAATTACCTTTGGCAAACCAAACGTGTTTTTCAAAGGGTTTAAAAAGCCAATGACTCTGGACAACCAGATATCATGTGTGCAGGGAAGTGACGTAGTGGCGAGAATACCGCGCCTATGTTACGGCCCATCAAAGTCTCAGACTATGCTGTACTTTGGCAATAACGGCGTTGACTTTATTAACCCTGACAAATTGACCAGAAGACAAGACCGAGGCGATCTTAAAGACCGGATCGAAGATCACAAGATGGCGGGTTACAAAGAAAGGTTAAAAGAGTTTCTTGATGGTCAAGAGCGAGAAGCTAAGAAAGTTGTGCCTCTAAGTAAAGGCGAAATGCAAGAGTTAAAAAGGATAGAAGATGAAATTGATTCCCGTATTAATTAGTTTATTTGTATTTTCTGGGTGCACAATCTCTGAAGACATGATTGCTAACAAAGACCTGTACTGTTCCGGTGTCTACAAAGGCATCCGTGCTGTTGGTCGTGTGGCTACTGAAGTAACTACAGGCATAGCTGTCCCTGATGTATGCGAAACTATTGACGAAATCGTCGAGGAGGATACTGAGGGAAAGTCATCCGAAATATAGATGCTCTTACGAGAATCTATTTGTTGACGCTGTGATGGATGATTATTTCGCCAGAAAACCCGATTGCGAACTACAACGCATCGCAGATAGATACGACCCAAAGCCTTACGGTCACGCTATCTTCTGACACGGTAAAAGAGCTTGACCTTCCTGAAGGTCAGACAGTCAAAGGGTCAGTATCTGAGGACGGTAACTCAGTAACAATAAGCACTGAGAATGGCGAAGTAAATTTAGTCGGCAGCTTTGCACAGGTATCTGGTGAAGATGTTAATGTCAGGGTTAGATCAGCAGAAACTCCTGAAAAAACAGAAACTAAACAAGAGACAAGAACTGAAGGGCGAGAGCCTACAAGACAATCAAAACTAGACAGAGTATTTGAAAACACATCTGCCAAGATAGACAACAGTGCAGATGTAGAAAAGCTGCTTACTGATCTTAAAGCAGCCATAGAAGGAGGTGAGAGTTCGGTATTTGGCGAGATAGACCTAGAAGACCTGCCTCAGATCGAATACGAGATAAACAGGTACGATACTGAAAAGAACTCGTGGGCGTGGGATGCTCCAGAAGCAAGAGACCTCGAAGATGTAAAACTAGGTGAGACCTATGTGGACTTTGCTGACGGGGAGATCAACTCTGGTGAAGAAGAATGGATGGGGTTCGAGGCGCTACTTGGCAATACTGAGGAAGACTGGGAAATTAACATCGAAACGGATATTGGTGAGCGTGACCATATCTGGCTCCAAGGACGAGTAACCGAGAACCGTGGGAGGTTCAACATGTGGTTTGATAATCCCGGCACTGCTGCTTATGCAAGGCAGAACATTGATAAGGTAGCTCAGAAGATAGAGAGCTTCGGTATAATGATTGACCATTTAGGTATCGCTCCGTACCCGAGAGACAGGGTAGAGAACCCGCCCAAAAGCACGTTTATGGTGGAAGTATGAAATTAAAAGGATTGTTAGCCTCACTAGCCCCGACTGTCGGCAAAGCCATTGGTGGGCCTATGGGTGGTATGGCTGTCAAACTTGTTGCGGATAAGCTGGGCGTGTCTAACACTACAGACCCTGCCAAACTAGAAAAATATATTGAGGAGAATCCCGGTTCTATAGAGCTATTGCAGCAAGCAGAAAACGAATTTAAAAAAACGCTAGATGAGCGCAAGATTGATCTCGAAAACTTTAAAGTAGAAGTGCAGGATCGGCAGTCAGCCAGAGAGATATTCGGTGAAGACCCTACCCCTAAGATATTTGCGATTATCAGCTTGCTTGGTTTCTTGTTTTACATATTTCTAGTGACTTTCCGCGCTGAAGCGGTAGATGATGCCTTGGCTAATATCATCCTTGGCTACCTTGGAGGATTAATATCTGGTATTAGCGCGTTCTTCTTCGGCTCTAGCAATAACAGGGGTAACTAATGGACAAGCTGCTGGCTATGTTGAAACGACATGAGGGTGTTGAAACTCATGCGTATGAATGTTCAGAAGGCAAAATTACTGTAGGTGTAGGTCGTAACATAGATCAAGCAGGTGGCATGGGGCTGTCTGATGATGAGATTGACTACCTCTTGCAGAATGATGTTGAGAGGGTAATTAAAGAGTTAGCTGCTGAGTATCCGTGGTTCAACGATCTCGATGACGTTCGTAAGGATGCAATGGTTGATATATCTTTTAACCTAGGTGCAACACGTTTGCGGTTGTTTAAACGTGCTTTGGCTGCTATGGAAGAAGGTGAATACAAAGTAGCAGCTACTGAGTTCCTTGATTCTAGGTGGGCTAAACAAGTGGGTGGTCGTGCTTTAGAATTAACTGACATGATCTCTAGCGGTGAGTACGCAGAGTGAGGATACAATGCCAGTTAGAAAATTACAGTTTAAATCAGGGGTAAACCGAGAGAGCACTCGATACGCTGCTGAAGGGCAGTGGTATGACATTGATAAAGTGCGATTCAGACGGGGACTACCTCAAAAGATTGGAGGCTGGGAGCAGATATCTACTGCTACTTTCCTAGGTGTAGCACGCTCGTTGTTCAACTGGGCTACTCTTAGCCTACAAAATCTTGTTTCTGTAGGTACGCACCTCAAATATTACATAGAGCGCGGTGGTGCTTATTATGATGTTACGCCTCTTCGGTCTACTACAGCCGCTGGTGACGTAACTTTCGCTGCTGTAAACGGTGATGCTACATTAACCGTAACCGACACAGCACACGGCGCACTTCAAAATGATTTTGTAACTTTCTCTGGTGCAGCTTCTTTAGGCGGTAATATCACTGCGGCTGTGTTAAATCAAGAGTATCAAATAGCCACTGTAGTTAATGACAACTCCTACACAGTGGAAGCCAAAGACACTAGCGGAAGCACCGTAACAGCAAGTGGCTCTGACTCGGGTAACGGCGGCTCCAGCACTGTGGGTGCATACCAGATAAACACGGGTAATGAGATTGCTGTGCCTTTTACCGGATGGAGTGCGGGGCGTTGGGGTAGTGGCACATGGGGTACAGGTGGCTCCACATTAGCAGGTATGCGGCTCTGGAGTCAGTCTAACTTTGGTGAGGACTTGTTTTTTCTACGTAGAGGAGGCGCACCCTTTTTATGGGATGCTACCAACGGTGTGACCACCAGAGCAGTGTTAGTAAGTTCTTTGGCCGGTGCTAGTCAAGTCCCCACAATAGCTAATGTAGCTTTTGTTTCTGACATATTTCGTTTTGCTTTTTGTATGGGTGCAAACCCCATAGGTAGTGCAGTCCAAGACCCCATGCTGATACGCTGGTCAGATCAAGAGGATGTAGCCGAATGGAATCCTACGTCACTGACACAAGCAGGTAGTCTTAGTCTGTCTGAAGGCACAGAGATCGTTCAAGCCGTACAAGCCAGACAAGAGATACTGATCTGGACTGATGCCGCGCTATATGGCCTACAATATTTGGGCGCACCGATAGTGTGGGGCGCAACGCTTCTGGGGTCTAACCTCACGATAGCCAGCCCCAACGCAGCGGTATATTCAAACAACATTGCCTACTGGATGGGTACAAACAAGTTTTACTACTACGATGGTACGGTTAAGACGTTACCTTGTGATGTGCGTAGCTATGTGTTCGATGATTTTAATACTACTCAATACGATCAGGTGGTAGCAGGGTCAAACGAAGAGTTTGACGAGATATGGTGGTTCTATTGCTCTAGTAGCGCGACTCAGAATGATCGCTATGTGATCTACAACTATGTAGAAAATGTGTGGTATTTCGGCAATCTGTCCCGCTCTGCATGGCTTGATTCCGATCTTAGGGACTTTCCTATAGCTGCCACGTTCAACAATAGACTTGTAAACCACGAGACAGGTGTAGACGATAAGGAGACAGGTGTAGCCACAGCGTTTACTGCTAGCATAACTTCCACCCAATTTGACCTAGATGACGGTGATCGTTTTATGCTGGTCAATAAAATGTTACCGGACGTAACATTTGAGGGGTCTACAGCGGCTTCACCCGCCGCCGTATTGACGTTGAACCCCCTAGAAAACTCTGGTTCGGGTCGTTATGACCCTGCCTCAGTGGGTGGTAACAGTAACGCTACTGTTACCAGAACAGCTACAGCCCCCATAGAGGAGTTTACTGGGCAGGTGTTTACCAGACTACGTGGTAGGCAAATGTCGTTTAAGGTGGAGTCTACAGCCGCTGGGGTTACGTGGAAACTGGGTGCCACTCGTGTGGATATGCGGCCTGATGGTAGGAGAGGGTAGTGCCTAGCAGTCTTATAAACAAGGTCACTACCCCTGCACTACCTGTAACTCCCAAAGGCACGCAATTAAGCGGCTATTTAGACGATCTAAACAACATATTACGCTTGTTTTTCAATGGTTTATCTAACACGGTAAACTTGTTAACAGGAGACTACGGGGGTCGCTTTATAAGCACTCCCAATGCCAAGTTCTTTTCTACTGTAGATCAGAACCCTTCTGTAGCAAATACCGCGTATGCGTTGCAGTTTGAGAACACCTATTTAGGAGAAGCAATAACCATAGCAGGATCACCGAAAACGCAAATAACTCCAACGCATTCAGGGGTTTACAATTTTGCCCTTTCGGTAGAGCTAAACAGCACGAGTGCCAGCACCAAGACAGTAAACTTCTGGGTGCGTAGAAGTGGCGTAGATATAGCCAATACAGCTAGAGAGCATGTTATTGCTGGTTCTGGTAGTATAAATGTGTTCAGTTATACATTTTCGATAGACGTACAGGCAGGGCAGTACATAGAACTTATGTGGGCTTCAGACGATACAAATATAACGCTAGATCATCAGGCAGCAGCCAGCCCTGCTCCTGTTGTACCGTCTACGCTAGTAACTGTAAACCTTATTTCTGCGTTACCTGAAACGCTGCCGACACCGTAGGTGGAATATGGCTGAACCAATAAGACAAATAACGACCACGGCTAGGAAGCCATCGAGTTCTGGGTACGACCCTTACGATCTGTTATTTACAGGAACTGACTCTGCCGATTTCTTTTCGGAGGATATGTTTGGTGAAGGTGCTGCTGCTCCTACAGAGGGCATGATTGATGCCTTATTAGCGGAAATAGAGGCAGAGAGACAAGCTGCTCTTCTTGCTAGTTTAACACCCGAAGAAAGAAAAAAATTAAATTTAAATACAGATGATACAACGGCCAAGACAAACATAAGCGACCCCATGTCATATGACATGGAAAATGCACTTGCTTTGGGCGCTGCAAAAGAAGCTGGGTTGGACGCTGGTGGGCCTTTTGGTTCTTCATTGACTAGAAGAACCCCCTCTGTATTAGAGCTATTACAAACTGGCCCCGTGCAGCCCGATGCGGGCGGTGGTGGCGATGGTGCTCCTGCTGACCCTGCGGGTGGTGATCCCGCTGGTGGGGGCGATGGTACTCCTGCTGATGATGGTGGCATTGAGGCAAGCTCAAGGACAGCTACCTATGACGCTTCGACTGACGAGTTTGTACTTCCTGACGGGACTAGAGTACCCAATACTGGTGAACATGGTCGCGGAGCAGACGGAAATATAATAACGCCTAAAGATGGAGGCGTGTATGTCATCTTTTTTCCCAAAGGCGATATGAGTGGGGCAGGTGCTGAACACGTTGCCTCAGAACCTCCAAGCACC